TCAAAGGAAATTTATCATGGAAAAAGCACAAGTTCTCAAGAATATCGGTTCTATCGGTCGTGCGTCAGCCAAGCTGACTAAGGACATTCAAACCACAGCTGTGGGTTGCGTAGAACACGCTGTCAATCATGGGGATGTAACTCTCGCAGACCAACTTGTCGATGCTCTCGGCAAAGGTTTACGTAAAGCATCTCTCCGTGCATGGTTTGAGAAAAACGCACCGATGTTCATTGCCAAGGGCAAGGACAAGTTCTCATTCGATCCAACTCGCAAGGGTGAATGGAATCAAGATCGTGAAGATACGTTATTGGCTACGCCTTGGGAAGAAGCCAAACCCGAAGAAAAGATTGTCTCGATCTTCGACGTGTCCGAGTCATTCGACAAGTTTATGAAGCGTGTCGAGTCAATGTCCAAAGACGCAGAGGTCACACTTCGCAACCGCGAGATGATCGACTTCCTTGTACACGCAAGTGCTACATACCACGATGCTGTTGCAAACAAGGCACGTCTCGATACGCCAGCCGCCTAAGGTCAGGTCGTAACCTGAAGCCCGCCAATGTGTGGGCTTTGGATTATCACTTGGAGGTAATATGAAAGTTCATCTAGTTCACTCAGGATCGTTGTCGGCTTTACACACCACACGATCAGCCCCTAAGCCCATTGCACTTTACACGCCTAAGCGTTCGGGTGTAATCAACCGCACCCCTAGGAAGAATCCTATGTATCAAGTGTGTGAGACATTCAAAGTGTATGGTGTCAATGCCAACCCGTTCAAGGCTGGCACGACCGCAGGTCATGGAGACATCGTTTCCAGACGCAACACTTGTGTGTATACACACGCTTGATTGTAATTATCCAAGCTTTTGAGTTGGATAATTCGTTGGATAAATAGATTTTCCATATAAAACAATGGGTTATCTTTGTAATTATCCAATTATCCAATTATCCAAGATTTTATAGGTACGTGTACTATGAAATGTTTTGTGAGACATTGTGTGTGAAGCGCACATAATCACGACACTCCAAAAACTGCCACCCCCTTTTCGGCACTTGGATAATTCGAGCAGGGTTAACCCTATACGCACGTCACAACCCAGTGTTCATGCGGGTTACGAGACATACACACGCAAATTCTAATTATCCAGCTTGGATAATTCACCCCCATTTTGGATAATTCAACATACACACGTAGGAGATACGCACATGACTTCAGTTCTATACGCTATCGGGTTTACCCTAGCATTCTGCGCTTCGTTGTTCTATGGCATCAACGATGTATCCACATACGCACAACAACTAGCACTCATCATCTCAGGGTTCTGCCTTGGCGGTGTAGTCGTAATCCTATTGGAGGAACTATGATCGATCCCCGCATTACTGATAGAGCCCCCTATGGCGGACACATTTTATTAGTGTGTGTAAATCACCCTGATTTAAATTGGTCAACCAAAAACATTGGTGCATCAACATCAGATGGCAGAGTTGGGCTAATGAGATCAATCTTCTTTGCCTCAAGTGGGTGCGAATGTGATTGCCCCGCATCGTTGCTGAGATTACACCCAATGTATTCAGAGCAGGAGGCTGTCCATGAATGACTGGAAAGAATGTATCGATTGTGGCGATGACGTAGCAGTCCAAAGATACCAAGCGTTTTGCATCTTCTGTGAACGTGATCGAGAACGTAGCGCACAAGTCGTTAGGTCATCGTGGTGTGTTGTACAAGAGTATGGCAAGGGTAACTACCAACTGGTTACACCCGAAAGCGCCATGACCACATTGAAACAAACCAACCAAAAGGAGTTACGCATATGAAACCGATTGTTCCTTACTGGAGAACTCCAACCTCCAAGCCCGAAATCCATATGTCTTGGGATGCAGACGATAACGTCTTTTGGTACGCCAAGCTAGATGTTACAGACCATCCAGTACTTGGTGATGCCGTAATTAAGACAAGCCCTATCGTGGCATTCAACTTAGCCTCAGGCACTATCGAGACTAAAAACACGATCTATGTACCCATACCATGAGCGGGTTACTTCAAGACGAAGCCGAAGGCTACGAATGCCAACGGCTGAGTAAATGGTTTGCGGGCAGGATAGATGCTCGCGTTGTTGTTCGTAAATATCACGAAAGGACACAAACAAATGACCCGCTCAAAGATCAAAGTAGACGGCAAGTTCTACAAGGTCATGCCTTGGATAAATCATCGAGAATGTGACGGCTGTCACTTTTGGCAGAATCAACAACACATTCCTGAATGCCCCAATCAAACAAGAAAAGAAGAATTCTGCGATGAAGGCGGAGAGTTCTATGGGTATGTGTTCGTCGAGATTGGCAAAGAAGGCTTGGCTAAATACATAGCCGCAAAACTGGAGGGCTAGCAATGAGCACGATATATCTACACCATTTAGTAGAGAAGTATCAAGCCAAGTCAGCTACGTGGGAATACGTAGAGGACACCGAGCACGTAACCCGAGGCGTGATGCACTGGGTAGTCACGTTGTATGACGCAAAGCTACCAATCTATGAACGTGGATGGATACGTAGGACACACGTCATGTCGTTAGCTACTGGCTGTCATTTAAATACAGATGAGTACGTCACTCGTCTTGTCATTCAAAAACTGGAGGACTAATCATGAAAAAGACTTGGAGAGAATTTAAACGCATGCATTCGTCGGACATTTTCTATGGGTGCATTGACCCCAATGGAGACTGGTTCGACTCATCAGTCCAATACACAACAGCAGTGCATTGGTGCTGTATGAATGCGGGTGCATCGAGCGCAACTGATAACTATGAAACCGAAGCTCAATGGATGAACACCGAAGGTATGCGTCTTGGCTACTCGATTGTGCACTCATCAATGCTAGAAAAGATGTACGAGAAAGGGCTACTCAAATGAAACGATACCGCGCAACCTTGTCCGTGACATACACGCAAAACCTTGAAGCCGATGCATTGACTGAAGAAGATGCCATCGATTGGATGAAAGATGCGTTCGATCCAACACGTTGTTGGAATACAGCAGATGTTAGCGTATACGATATTGTGGAGGTATCCCATGAAAGTACGTGACATACGCAAACGCGCCAAAAGCAAATACGTAGTTGACAGTGGGTTTAAGTTTCTAAGAGACAGTCAATCCAAACGATGCAAATCCTACGTAGCAGGGTGCGTTACCTGCGACACATGGCGGTTCTACGATAAAAACGGCAGGTTCTGCCGTAACTACGAGGAACTGTGTAAGTTTATGGAATGGACAGAACAGGAGGCATCATGTTCACATGGAACTATCGCATCGTAAACACCAAGTCAGACAATGCAGGTGAAGATTGGTACTGCTTGCAAGAGGTTTGCTATAACAAGAAGGGCAAGCCCACTGGCTATGGCAGACCATGCACAGGCTCAGAAGATATGAAGTCTTTAAAGTCTGTGTTCAAGATGATGAACGAAGCCATGAAGCTACCGCCATTACAAGAGGAGGACTTCAAATGACCCACGAACACACCATCGATGGAGTGCCTAAGACTAAGGATGAATTCTTTAGTGACCCACGAGTAATCCAACACGAGGCAGGTCATGCGTTCTATCAATGGGAAAACGCTACCTATGGTGTTAGCTCAACACTTAGTGATGACGATCGTGCAACATGGATGCAGGGTTATGTCTATGCCTACAAGCAACTGAAGGGGCTACTATGAAATACAACCGAAGCGTACTCAATGCGTGGATATACATTGTAGATACATACATCCATGACTACGAAAATGCAAGGAAAGATAAAGCCTTTCAAACCTTTATCGGCAACTTGGGGTACTACTACCCCGATGAATGGGAAAAAGTTGCAGAGATACTGGAGAAACAAGTTAAGAAATCAAGAAAGGGCAAGCGATGACTAAATGGGAAAAGACAGAGCGCATTGTGTTCCTTGTAGGAATCATCATTGTCATGCTAGACGTACTTGTATGGAGGCCGTGATGACAGACCTAGAGATAGTCTTGGCAATCGCATTCGTAATCATTCTATGGATGTATCGCAGGGAAAATGCAAGGGGCAATTATTACAAATCTACGCTTATTGCTGTAGGTCTTGGCGTAGTAAGCATCGAGGTAGATGCGGAGACACATACTTACAGACTGGAGGTATCCGATGAGATTAAGCGTCACATGGAAACCAAAGGCTAATAACTTTTGGCTTGGCACACTGAATATACCTTTGACAGTGGCACTTAAAACTTTCGATGGTACTTATCACGATGACGACATACGTGACATAGGTTATGTATGCAAGCTAGACGACAAGTTCGTTGTCAGGCTATACGGCTCTGTGTACAGCGGAGTACATCCAGTAGAGAAGTGTCACTTCGATACCAAAGAACAAGCAATGGACTGTGCAGAGAGTTTCGCCATTGCAGCACTCATAGCCAAAAAACTGTCGCACTAGTGACAGGGCTATACATACACACGTTATAAAATTCACTGGCTACCCAATCGTTCATGCGTACACGCATTGGGGCAAGCATCGAGTACGCGAAACCTTTTCAACCACAAGGAAAATCATGCGTTATAGCAATATCAAAACATCAATCCTAGAGCAGTTCAGAGCACCCAATGGCAACAAGATTGTGCCGTTCATACTCGGTGCACCCGGAGGTGGCAAGTCAGCTTGTGCCCGCGAGATCATGCAAGAGCTAAATCTTGAGCATGTCGTGGAGTTCACTGCTTCGCTTCGTGATCCAGTAGATGTACTCGGTACACCTAACAACACAGGTGCGTATACACGTTGGGTTCCGCCTGAGGAGTTCTACATGTTGCGTCAAGGCACTGGTCGTGTAGGTCTGATCTTGGAAGAGTTATCAGATGCACCGATCCCCATGCAGAATGCGTTGTGTAGTGTGATCTATGACTTTCGTGCGGGTCAGCTCAATCTATCAGATCAGCTGTACATGATCGCCTCAGGCAATCGTACCGAGGACAAGTCAGGTGCTAATCGCATCACGTCTAAGCTAGCCAATCGTACTAGACGCTTTGACTTCCAAGAGAACGTCGATGACTGGACTGAGTGGGCGTTGGATAACAACATCGATCCTGTATTGATTCAGTTCTTGCGCTGCCGACCCGGGTTGCTGTCTGACTTCGATCCCAATCGATTCGCTAACCCTACGCCTAGGTCATGGGAGCGTGTCAACATGATCCCCGAATCCTTGGAAAGTGCGTTGTTCTTTGACAACTGCGCAGGTGAGGTGGGTGAAGGTGCGGCGGCTGAGTACACAGGCTTCAGACGTATCTACTTAGGACTGCCTAACATCGAAAGCATCTTGCTTGATCCCACAGGTGCAGATGTACCGGCAGACCCAGCGACACTGTATGCACTGACAGGTGCTTTGGCTCGCAAGTCTACCAAGGACAACTTCGATCGTGTATCCAAGTATCTGTCACGTATGAGCCCTGAGTTTAATGTGATGGCAACTAAGGATGCAATCAAGTTGTGCCCAGCGATTAAGTCAACACGTTCATTCGTAGAGTGGGCTAGCAAAAATGCTGAGGTGTTGATGTGAGGCATGTGTGGATGGCTGACACCGACTACACGCACACACTGTACAAGCAACACCCTGATGAAAAGAAGCCACAGCGTATGGCATGGATCGCTTGTGCGTACAGCACAGCGCAAGGCTACAAGAAGTTTTGGAAAGCCCGCATTATCAAGACGGGCGAATTCAATACGTTCGATACCGAGCAACAAGCCAAAGACTGGGCTCAAGCAGTCGTTCTTCTCAACCAATGAAAGACCTATATGCAACCAACCAAATTGGCAGACAAGGTAATACTTGTCAAGCTAACAATGCGTCGTGCCTCACTGACTAAACGTGATGCATATCTATCAGACAAGATACAACGGCAAGAGGGTGATACATCGCTCACTGTGCTGACTAAGTTGTTCAAGTCTAAGGACAATCCGATTGCGCAGATCATGTCTAAGTACACAGATGTGTATGCGTATCACAAGAAGCACACGCTACCTTACGTGGATGCAGGGCCTCGCATCTTGCCCAATGACTTGTACTTTGAGTACACGCAAGAGACTAAGCATCGCATTGCCATGATGGACAATCTCAAGCGTAACTACATGCCACACTACGATCAGCTAGTGTTAGAAGATGTGGCCTTTCGTAACAGTGGACACGCGGCAGGTCGTGCTTGTGTAGGTGACTACCCAACAGCGAATCAGTTCGATCAGTCTATGTCGATTGATATCAAGTTCCAACCAATGCCTGACTCAAGGCACTTTCTCTTTGACCTAAGTGAAGATGATCTCAAGTCGTTTCAACAGTCAGAGCATGAAGCAGCAGAAGCTATGAACATGGACACCATCGCTCGTATGCTCAAGCCACTCTCAGCACTCACTCAGCGCCTACAAGAGTATCAGGGTCAGAAGGGTGAACGCTTCCACAATAGCCTTGTCGAGAACGTCATCGAAGGTTGTGACATAGCCCTTAAGTTGGCAATCAATCCAACGCAAGAGTTGATCGATGAGATCAACATTCTCAAAGCAACAGCGACTGGCTGTCTCAATACAGTCGAAGTCATCAAAGGTTCAGCTAACGCAAGGCACGACGCCAAGGCGAAGCTTGAAGCAGTAGCCGCTCGCATGGCGGCATTTAACATCTAAAGAAAGGTTATGACAATGCGACCCACTCTCTACCAAGCATCTAGGATGCTAACAACTGCAGGTGTATCGGCAGAAATTAAGTTTGACCCAACGCAGATTACAAATCGTTTGCGTAAGTCTGTTCAACGGCAAGTAGCAAGCGGTGTGATTACTGGTGGCTATTCATCGCATGCATCACGCCTTGCCAAGTATCTGTGCAAGCAGTTCGACTTGAGATACTCAGACACTAGTTGGTATGGCTTACGAGTTCCAGCTATGGAGAAGAAATATCACGCTGGCTTTGTTGAGCTTATTCACGCAGACTTAGCGGCATATTTACTTGACGCTGATGATCGAGACCCAACGTGGCACAAGAACAATGCCGCAAGTGCAATCAATAAAATCAGATCAGGTATTGATACTGATGTAAGAACACACAGCGCTATCTTTCAGAAGAAGTTGCAAGCGCTTATTGTGTCCACTCGCACCCCCGAAGAGTTGCAAAGAGCTAATCAAGTAGCGGCAATGCTTGACGCATGTAGCCCAATCATCATCAACCAATTTAACCTAGAGGACTAATCATGGTAGTAACTACACTAGACAAGGCAAAAGTATCGCTCGTAACACAGCATCCATTCTTTGCATCCATCCTCATGAAGCGCAAGCTGATTGAAGACGAGACAATACCAACAGCCGCAGTAGATCAGCGCAATCAAATCTACATCAACCCCACATGGTTCAACACGCTTAATGTTGAAGAAGTTGTGTTCGTACTAGCTCACGAGATCGGCCATGTGATCGGTCAGCATGCATCACGTCGAGGTGCGCGCATTGCTAAGAAGTGGAACATTGCAGGCGATGCTTGGATCAACGACATGCTCAAAGCAGCAGACATTGGCACACCGATCAAAGGTTGTGTTGATATGCCCGGCTCCAAGGACATAACGGTTGACGAGATTTACAATTCGTTACCCGACGGCGACGGACCTGACGGGCCCGGTGGTACAGGCGATGACTTGATTGAGCGTGGCTTACCAGTAACCCCAGAAGAAGCTACGCGCATCGATGCCGAGACTCGTGTCGAAATTGCACAGGCAGCTCAAGCAGCCAAGGCTCAAGGTAAAATGCCAGCTGCGTTGGCTAAGATCATTGCAGACCTCATCGATCCCGGCACACCATGGCACGAGATACTGGAGCGTTACATGACAAGCTATGTGCGTGGAGACTACACATGGTCACGCCCCAATCGCCGTTTTGCTGACATTGCATACCTGCCAAGCACAGGCAAAGTCACTGAGATGGGTGAGATCGTGTTGCAGGTCGACGTGTCAGGCTCTATCAATCAGCGAGAGTTGGCTTATTACAACGGTCACATTGCCCGCATCATTGAGCAGTGCAACCCCGAGCGAGTACACGTCTTGTATGTTGACACTGGTGTATGTAAGCACGAGATATTCGAGCAAGGCGAAGAAGTCAAGCTGGAGTTCTACTCCGGCGGAGGCACTGACATGGAAGCAGGCTTCGAATTCATTGCCAAAGAGGGGATCGAGCCCGAGGTATTTGTCTGTTTGACTGACGGTTACACAGACTTTAATGTAGATAAAGCACCTAACTACCCTGTTTTGTGGTGTATTTCTAGTGACATTAACGCTCCTTACGGTGAAAATATCCATTTTTCACTGGAGTAATTATGGATGCAATGGATCAACTGAACAGTTTGCTTGACTCATATCAAGACATTCTCAAGCTATGCTACGACGCCCTCGATGCAGGTGCAACACAGCAACAACGTGATGCACTTAGAAAATCAATAGAGGCTTTCGTATCAGAGAGCAACGATTAACCAAGGGGCGTAAGCCCCATTCTTTTCAACCACGGAGATTATTATGGCTACAGTAAACATTACAAAAGAGTTTAAAGAGCGCGTCGAAAGTCGCATTCGCAAGATGCATCACAAAGAGTTAGAGGCCGAGTTGCCTCATCTCAATAAGCCCCAACAGTTGGATGCTCATTACTTGTATCATTTCGGATGCTGGGGTAAAGATCATATGCACTTTGTGAATGAACTACCTAAAGATTGGTTAGGTAAGATTGACGATGTACATGTTGTCCTTAAAGGTACTACAGACGAAGGCAAAGCTACTCAATGCACCATTAGATTCACTGGTGTCAATGGGTATAAACGCCCTCGCGATAGTTATTACAGTAAGTCAGAATCTGAGATTGCTTATGATGACTTAGTTGCATTACCTGATACAGTACTTGGCAGAGCTCAAGCGCTTCAAGCATGGGAAGAGAACAAGCAAGTTGTTGTACTCGATGCAAAATGGAAGAAGGTAGAGAGCGACATTCTTGAGTTCCTTGGCAAGTGCAAGACTCTCAATGAAGCAGTTAGATTGTTCCCTACTGTTAGGCTGTATATTGATCGCGGTGATCTTGAGCGTTTAGATCGTAAGGTCGAGCGCTTTACTGAGCGTAAGAAGATCGTGGAAGAGATGGCAACCGATGAACTAACCGCAGCCGCCATCGCTGCGAGACTTGCAGGAGCAATATGAAAACAATGTCAATAGCATATCCATCTATCCCTGTCGGGCATCCCGATTACAAATGGAAATCACACGGCGACGTGCAAGCAGTATGGCGTAGGTTTGGATGGGTTCCGCCCTCTGAATCTATGACACCGCCCCCGCCTGAGAAAGTAAATATTGAGCCGCCTAAAACTTTATGGCGCTTTAAGTAAACAGCACTCACCAACCAAGGAGATACAAAGTGTCTACGCTTCAATTAGAACTTAAGAAATTAGAAAACATTTCGTTTGACGACGAAGAATCAACCACAAAAAACGGAAGAACTATGCTACCCCATGCATTCAAACCAACCAACAATGTAAGTCGTGAGACTTTCAACTACATCAAAGCCAACGCCGGTCTTACTCGATCACAAATTGGTACAGCCATGGAGAATAAAGGATTTAAGAAGAGCTCAGTTATCTCCTTGTCAACACAGTTTCTTAAGCAAGGAATGGTTAGCTCCAACAACGGTCAGCTAACTGTTACGCAAGCCGAGTACACACCGATTAAAGCCCCTGCTAAAACATTCAAACACAAGAAGCCAAACAAAGATGTGTTGCCTCCTCCACAAAAGAAAGTCGCAAAGGTGACAGCATCTCCAGCTTCTGCAATTTACATTAGCAGTGTCAATACACATTCCGCAAAAGATTTGTTGGCAATTATGACGATTTTTCAAGCGCGTGAAGTGTACGACGAACTAAAGAAAATCTTTGGTTCTTAAACATGAGCACGTTTAAAAGATACGTACTACTAGCGCTATGTGTCGGAGTGTTTTGGACATTGGTAATTTGGGGAGTTATGGCAGACCCTCAACG